CCGATCTGTCTATCTTCTTTCCATTCTGTTCCGGAAAAATCAAGTGCCTGTCCGCACTTCTCACAAAAATCAGGATAGTAATCTGGTCCAGCATTCAACGCACCACCGCAAGCCGGGCAATAATGGTATTCATGTTCCAACTTCACGAAATTGTATCGAATAACAATTCCTGTTTTTGATACAGGTTTCATAGCGATCATCACTCCACCCTCTCTCCGTACTCGATCACATATTCATACTGGGTTGTTTTTCTGGTCTCACTGCTTGGAATCTCTTTTCTTACGATCTGAACCGCATATCCTGCTTTCGCCAGCATTGAAACCATCTGCAGTCTGTCTTCTTCATTCCACTGTACCGAGCCTTTACGAATGCTCCTTATGATCTGCTTAGCCATTACCCGCACTTCCTTTCTATCTTTTCTTCTCGTTCTTTCATCAGTTTCTCGAATGCAGCTACAAAAGTTTTTACTGATGACGGCATCTCGCAGTTGTGACTGCCCCTGCACTGGATCACTCGACCTTTGTTATATTCCATTGTGAAATATGGTGTATCAGGTTCTTCCACTCTGCGCACAAAGAAGATGTGAGTCTGCCCTTTGGCCACTCGATCAACGTAAGTTCCAACACAATGGTGAAGGGCAGCTCCTTCATTCTTGATTTCCTGTGCATCTCTTGGTACTCTCAATATCAATCCTTTTCCTTTTATCAGGAAAGCGTTATCTATGCCGGCATTCTCTTTGAGCATTTCCTCCAGAAGTTTTTTCATAACCTCAGCTTCCCGTTTTATCCGTTCTTCTTCCTGCCGTTTCTTTTCTGCGGCCTTTTTATCCTGTACTGCCTGATATTCCGCTGCTGTCCTGTCATGAACTTTTTTGAAATTCTTCGGAAAATAGAAGAACATATTGTTGAGGTCGTATTTCAGTTCTTTGCACCAGTTCAGATAGTCCAACCAGTCCTTTGCGCAGTTTTGAATTCTCTCTTCTCTGACGTCCGGTCTTTCCTTATGGCGCATATAAGAATATTGCCAGCAATTTCCTTGGCCTCCTACTCTGTATTCTGTACCTTCACGTTCTATGTACCTGCAGATCTTATGAATGCTGGCTTTCCGGTTTTCTTTTCTTATCAGTGTCGTGTTGCATCCAAATATCTTATAAAACCGTTCCAATTCATCTGCTTTTAAGTTGTATCCTGAGTCCTGCGCTTCCTGCAATAGTCTCAGCTCATCTATATCTCCATCCAGCTTCTGTAATATTCTGGTATTTTCTTTTGTGAGCCCTAAGATTTCAAATATCGTCTTTCCTTTTTGGTAAATTCCTCTGGTTCTATGGAAATCACGATTTACAAACGCATGACCATACATATCATTGATCAGATATAACGCCAGATTATATAGTCCCATTTTTATAAACCATTCAAGCTGTGGAAAATCTTTATATTTCTGAACAGCTTTCGGATAATAAATTTGTGTCGTCGGTTTGTTTTTTGACAGGATTTCCAGTGCCGAATATTTCATCGGTGTTTTCTTCCATGCTTCTGGAAGATTATCAGGATATAAGATACAATCCATATAATTTATAAATCCCTCATTCGGGCACCATCGTATATGTCCGCTCTGTTTATATTCACGCCATTCATAGCTATTAGTGCAGGGAGTTCCGTCTGGAGCAAACTTATAAAATGTTCTCACAATCTCATATAAATGATCTTGTACATCAGTCCCTTTATCTCCTATCCATCTTCTTATTCTGAAATATCTCCACAAAAAGCCATCTTCTCTTGGTTCAATGAAAGATACCGTTCTCTCGTCGCAAATTCTTGGCATTCTCCCTTTTGCCTTAATAGTGACCTGACTTCCACAAAGCGGGCAGGTTCCCTTTTCGTTATTTCTAAGGCGAATCTTGGTTCGATCTACTATCGTGGTACCTTTACAATGTGTACAATGCACTACTGCTGTCTTTTTAGAATTTGCTGAATAAACCAGATATCTACTAAATGACATTGCTTTTTCTGATGTCCATTTCTTGAAGCTTTCCGGCACTTCTTTAACTGTTTCCATTACTTTGTCGATAGGATTTGTCTCTTTAGCGTGTTTTTCATCCAACCGTTGTTGTTTGATCATTTCCTGAAAACGATTTACCGCAGTCCACTCCAATTCATCGTTCTCATAAGCCCACTCTTTAAAAAAATTTTTCTCTCTTTCAAGATCGCCATCAGTCCAGAAGAACATTTTAGGAATATATGTTCTTTTTTCCGTATCCCAATCGTAATGATATTCATAGAACTCGCCAATGCAGTCCATTCTGTCAAGTGCCGCAGTCAACCATTTCACTTTGCTCACAGACAGGTCTTGTGTTATATAGTCAGTCTTTGAAAAAAATGTTCGGATTCGTGCTCCACGTTTTCCTTTTTTCAGACCCTTAACCGGATAAAACATCAGCATCAGAAGATCTTTCTCAATTTCTGTGCATGTAACAATATGTGTACCTGTTGCTCTTTCAGCAAACTTGAGCATTTCATCAGAAGCCGTTTCCCGTGGTATTTTCGATAATTTCCTTTTATCCATTTCCGCGCCTCCTACAGAAGATCAAACAGGGACATCTGACCATCCATAGATGGTTTGTCTGGTTTCTTAGCTGCTTCTTTTTTCTTTGGCTTTTCTTTTTTCTCAGCCTTTTCAGTTTTCTGGTTGTTTTCAGGTGTACTCTGTGTGTTTTTCTTATCTTTTGAGCATTTTTCTTCTTTTTTAGCAACTTTCTTTGTTGATTTAGCCTTTTTCTCGGTTGTTTTTTTATCATTTTCTTTTTGGACAGATTCAGGTTTCTCCTCTTTGTGGTAATAGTCTTCGGCCCATTCATACACAACTCGGTCTTCAACTGCTGTACTTCTGCCATTCGACTGCTTCCTGGCCTGTTTGACAATATAGTTAAAGCACTTGTTCCAGGTCTTTCCCTCCTGCATCACATCTTCAGCAAGCCCCTGATCCTCTTCGCATCTTTTCAACAGATAAGCAATGATCGACTCAGCAAAATTCTTCTGGGTTGCTTTTTTCTTTTCAGCTTCCAGTTTTTCTTTAGCCTTCTGCTTTACCGGCTTTGCATTCTCAATTTCTGCAGCTCTAATTTCCTCTTCTGTTGGATCCGCCATTCCTGTAAGAATCTCAGCAAGTGAAGCTTTCCCCAAATACACAGTATCCTCTGCTTTCACTTCATTGCCGCTCTCGTCCTCTAATTTGCTCTCTGGCAGTTCTGTTTCGTCCTGCCCTATCGTTTTACTGTCCACGTCCGTTTCCGTCTCTAAACGGTCGATTTCAGCAGTGTCCACTTCCTGTTTTAACTGTTCTGACATTTGTATTCTCCTTTCTCGAAATCAAAATAAAAAGTAATCTTTCCAGGATTGTGTTCTCCAATCGGAATTATCCATGAACCGCGTATTTCTTTAAAGATCTGAATCTGCCGTCTATAGTTCCATTCTTCCCTGAAATAAAATGGTGTGTACCAGAATTCCTGTCCAGGTCTTTCGTCGGGCATCAGCGGATCTCCACATACCGGATTGGATATTGTATTCGCAACAGCCACCCAGCCGGGGCATCCAAGAAGCGAAAGCTGTATGTAACACATCTGGGCAACAACCCGGTCTACGTCATTAGCCGTGAATAAGACCTGTGTCTGGTAATTTATCTTTTTTCTGCGGAATATGTTTGCCGCTGCTATAAGTGTTGCTCCTGCTCCGCATGCCGGATCATTGACAGATATCCATTCCTGCTTTTCCAACGTCTGCATATTGTCATTAATTGTTATGCCGGCCATACATTCGCAGACATTGTATGGTGTAAAGAACTGCCCCTTCCAGTGATTCCCCAGCTCAAGACTCATGTACAGTTTTCCAAGAAAGTCCTGATCCGGATTGCGTTCCAGTGCTTCAACTACAATCGCAAAGCACTTGGCCGGCTTCTCCACTCCTCCAAGGCGGTCAATACACTCTGCATATTCTTTTTCTCTCGCAGTATGCCGAGGTAATGTTTTGTCTACTGAATTCGCCAATGTGCAAGCCATTGCAGACATCAGATCGGCCCATACTTGCCATGAGCTCCTGCTGATACAAAGTTCTTTGAATGTATCCAGAAATTCTTTTTCGGTACCTACTACTTTTTCTTCTTTCATCTGTTCAACAACTGCCTTTCGTATTCTGCGAAATCATAGTCCCGCTGATGAAAATTATTAAAACGGTTTTGAGAAGCAGGCTTTGGCTCGTCCGGCACACGAGATGCTTTATCCTGATCTCTTGATATCCAACCTGTGATAAATCGTTTGATTCCCCTCGGGGTCTTTTTATTTTTCGGGTGTGAACCCAACCACCCACGCATACTGCGTAATGCCTGTTCTACATCAACTGCCGGATATAGTTCTTTAAGCTCTTTGACATATTCTTTTGTCACCAGGTAATCATCCCCATTGATCAACGGCAGTTTGATAAATACATCCGCCTGAGCCGGCTCTGTCTCTACCTTCAACTCAGCCTTTGAACAGGATGGCTCTATCTCCACCTTCGTCCTGCTCTCCGCAACTGGCTCTATCTCCACCTTCGGTTGCGGCTGTCCGGAGTTCACCTCCGGGCAAATGTATTTATTCTCTATCTCTTTATCTTTCTCTATCTCTTTCTCTACGTCACTGAGGTGTAACTGTTGCGTCACACCAATGTCACATTGTGACGTTTTTTTATCTCTAAGACGTCTCATTCTTTCAGCACTTGCGCTTTCAGATCCCACCATTCTGGAACACTCTGTAAGCTCATATTCGCTTTCGTCTATCAGTTGCAGGAGTCCCTGAGCCATAAGAAACTGGACTGTGACTTTTACGTTTTCCTCTTCTTCATCAAGTTCAAGTGCAATCTCTTCTGTAAAATTCTCTTCTACTCCATCGAAGAAGAGTTTTCCCTCGTTTTTCAGAGATACCAGCAACATCTTGAGATAGATAATTGTGTATGTATCGCCTCCGGCAATTCTGCGGAGTTTTTTGATCGGCTTCTGCCGGAAGAAATCATCCGGCAGCTTAAGCCAATAGTATCTTTTTCCCATAGACGCCTCCTTAGTAAATGACCTTAGAGCCGTCTTCTGTTTTAATTACGGTTACAGACTGATTGAATCGAGCTTTCATAGCATCATCATGGGTTATTGCCATAATTTTCACATCTGGATACCTCTGTCTGATTGTTTCCAGAGCATCTACATAGGCCTGAGTTCCATCATCGTCGAGAAATGGAGGTTCGTCTATAAACAGCATTCCGAGCTGGATACCTGCGGACGTTGCTTTAATCTCAGACAATGCAAGGATAATAGCAAGTGAAGCCTTTACCTTTTCCCCTCCGGATTTCGAAGCATATGGGAGAGTTGTCTTTCCGTACTCATTGATCAGTACGTCCAGGGTAGCTCTGTCACCGTCTTTACCTTTGACGGTACGTTCCATCACAAATTCCACTCCCATAGTTCCGCCTGTCATAGATCCAAGGATATTGTTTGCAGTATCAGTAATGTGAGGAATAATATTTCGGATGATCTGATGCGGAACGCCATCCTGTGAAAATGCCTGTTTCAAAGCCTCGTAGCAATCAGCTTTCTCAGCTGCAACAGCAATACCTTTATTCAAAAGAGCTATTTCAGAACGCATCGCCTCAACATCTTCAACTCTCTGTGTCAGTACGCCTTTTTGAATCTGCGCTTTTTCCAGAGTTTCTTTTGCAGATTTTAATCTTCTCTCAACTTCTTCAAGAGCTTCACTGCCTTCAATATCTTTTCTTAATTCTTCCAGTTTTATTTCCGCTTCACGAAGATTGTTATATAAAACAAGTTCGTTGGCATCTTCCTTGCTCCGCTCCTGATATAATTCAGTAAGTCTCTTATCAATATGCTGCTTTCTCTCTTCATACACCGGAAGTTCCTTTTCCTGGTCTGCAAAATGTGCCACCGAATTTCTTTTACATACAGCATTATCGTACTTAATAACGGAATCAGATAACATATCAACAATATCAGTTGCTTTCTGGGCCTTTATATTGAGCTCTAAGAGGATTTCTTCATACTGCCCTATCGTTTTACTGTTGGTGTTCTTTTCTGTCTCTAAACGGGCGATTTCAAGTTTCTTTTTCTCGGCATCCTTTTTCAAGTTTTCATATTTCACAAGCGCACTTGCTTTTGTTGTCAAAAGATCTAATCTTTCAGCATCATATCCGATAACACAAATTTCATCCTGTTTTTTGGATATTTCTTCGTCTCGTTTGATCCTCAATGCTGCTATTTCTTCCTCACATTTTTCCAGATGGTCTGCTTCTTCTGGTAAACTCTTTACATCATCGATTGCTTTTGCGAGAAACCTGCAGCTTGCTCCATCTATATCAGGGCAACCGGAATTCTTCATAAATTCCTCCTGCTGTCTTATCTCGGAAATTCTGTCCAAACGATATTTCCGCCTGTTCTCTGCTTCTGATATACGCTGAGAATACGTTGCTCTTATCTGTTGCAGTTCCTGCTCCGCAACAGAAGCCAGATATCTTTTTTCCTGTAATTCCTCGCATTGTGTCCTCACCTGAGCCAGCTCCGTCAGTTTTTCTTCCAAATTATCCGGAAGTTCTGCTTTAAGCTGTTCAATAAGATTTGCAATGTCGTTATTTCGACGCTTTGCATCGTTTATGATATTCTGGCAATTCTGGATGTCAGCATTATACCCGGCAAGATTTCTTTTTGCGTTGTCATGATTAAGAACGTCTTTCTCCAGCTCTATAATCTGTTCGGACAACTGTTTATATTCGGCGGCTTTTTTTCTGACCTCATTCGCTGATTCCAATGTGACATTACAGTTTTCTAAAATCTGCGTCTTACTTGAGATTTCATCTGAAATGGAGCTGCGTCTCTTATGACAATCATCCAATTCTTCCGAAGCTTTGCGGCACTCCTGCTCTGCTTTTGCAATCTGAGCATGTTTATTCAGTAACTGTCCTTGAGTATCGCTTAAATCCTCAATCTCTTTATTAAACTGATGAATATCTTCCTCTGCTTTCTGCAATTCAGATTCCGGATCTCCTTTGGATTTGATAAAATCCGTTTTGATTCGGACAGCTTCTTTTTTCGAAGCCAATTCTTTTCTCTGTTCGGAGAGTTTCTTTTTTGAATCCAGTTCCATAACTCCATAGATTCCAAGACCAAGCAGTTTCGCAAGTATTGCCATACGTTCGTCCTTTTTAGCCTGCAAGAATAATCCGTACTGGTCCTGCATGATTAAAGCGCAACTTCGGAATGTCATGCTGTCCATACCGAGAAGCTTCTCTATCTCTGCCTGAGTATCAGCAATTCGCTCCTTTGAGATGTTTCGCCATTCATTTTCTTCATACTGAGATAGGTTCAACGTCGGTTTTCCTGACTTAGTTCTGGTACGTACGACCCTGAATCTCTTATCTCCAATGTCAAATACAAATTCTATAGAACCGCTTCTTGCATCTTCTGTACCGCGGATCCACGCCTTGTTGTCTCCCTCTCGAGTTTCTTCAAACAGGCAGTCAACAATCGCATCCATGAATAAGCTGCTCTTTCCTGCTCCATTTACACCGTTAATCGTACAGAAAGATATATCAGCAAAATCAAATCTTTCTTCTTTATAATTTCTGTAATTACGGACAGCTATTGAAATCGGTCGGAATACTCCGTGTATCTCTGCAGTTGTACTCTGTTTCATCGCTTCCGCAATAATCGGTTCTGCCAGTTCTACGATCTTATCCGGATTCTTGAAGCATTTTTCTTCCAGATACTTCTTGAGATTTAAAGTCGGGTCGCTTTCCTCTGAGAGTAATCCTCTGTTCGTAACATTAATAGCATTTTCTGCCTCAATATCAGCTACATAAAACGCTCCCAGTTCATACAGGT